ATCAATCGTCTGCTGGATGCTGACCTCGACATCTCCAAGGTTCGAGACACCATGCTGATCAGCCAACTGCTCTGGCCTGATCGTCCCGGCGGACACAGTCTCAGGGCATGGGGTGCCAGACTCGACGATGCGAAGATCGACTTCCACGACTGGAGCCTCGGGGCAACAGCCGAGATGATCGAGTACTGCCGACAGGACGTGGACCTGACACACCGTGTACTGAAGCACCTACAGGGCGAGGCGTACCAGATGGACAGGTCTGCTGCTGGTGCATCATGGAAGGCAGCACTGACCATGGAGCATCGTGTCCGTGCCGTGATGAACTCGGTCGAAGATCATGGCTACTATCTCGACCAGCCACGGGCGGCAACTCTTGTTGCCACCCTGTCCAATGAGGTTGCCGAGATCGAGGCCGAGGTTCTGTCCGGTCTGCCCGACATTCCCAAGCCTCGTCGCCTTGTCACCCCCAAGTATCGGAAGGACGGAACCCTATCGTCTGTCGGGCTGAAGCATCTCAACGATCCGTCCGTCTGCGGTGGTGAACACACAGCCATAGAGTGGCAGACATTCAACCTTGCCAGTCGTCAGCAGATTGCCGACCGTCTCCAGCGACAGGGGTGGGTTCCCCGGAAACGGACCGAGAAGGGACAGCCCATCGTCGATGAGGCCACGCTGTCGGCCATTGACCTACCCCTTGCCCAGAAGATTGCTCGTTACCTGATGCTTCAGAAGCGGGTGGCGCAGGTATCTTCATGGCTCGACAAGGTAGATCGTGACAGTCGTGTCCGCTGTGGTTACCTGACACTGGGTGCCATCACCCACCGTATGTCCTGCACCGGACCGAACCTGCAACAGGTACCCGGACCACAATCAGAGTACGGCATGGAGTGTCGGTCATGCTGGACTGTACCACCCGGAAGACAACTCATTGGCACTGACCTTGCCGGTATCGAACTCCGATGCCTTGCCCATTACCTTAACGACAAAGACTACACCGAGGAACTTATCAATGGAGACGTTCACACAAGAACTCAACACCTTGCTGGACTCCCTACACGAGCTGGAGCAAAAACTTTCACGTACGCACTGCTTTACGGGGCGGGAAATGCCAAGCTGGGAACTATTATCGGAGGCGGAGCAGATGCTGGTGCTGCAATTAGGGAACGATATCTCCGTGGTATGCCATCATTTGCGAACCTACAGCGAAGAGTTGCCCGACAGGCGGCATCAGGCACAGTCACCGGCATCGACGGACGACACGTCCGAGTCCGCTCAGAACACGCAGCCCTGAACACGCTGCTCCAATCATGTGCAGCGGTCATCGCAAAGCAGTGGCTGATCAACGTCCACGAGACGCTGCCGCCGGGTGCGAACATCGTTGCCATGATTCATGACGAACTCTGCATTGAGGCTGATGCCAGTCTCGGTCCCGAAGAGATCGGACTCATCTCGAAGAATGCTGTACAGGCCGTGGCCGAGCAGCTATCCTTCAACTGCCCACTCGACTGTGATTGGAAGGTGGGCAACAACTGGTCGGAGACACACTGATGAACACGCTAGTAACATTTACAGATGAAGAAATTAACTACGCCAGACAGGGAGCCAAGGAAATATACGAAGAATCCCGACGTAAAAGATTGAATCCCGGTAATGCAACAGGTCGTGGATATGAATTTAAGAATGAAATCCTTGGAGTTATTGGAGAGTGGGCCTATGCCAAGGTCATGGATTTCCCGTTTGAATTCAACATCAATACGTTTAAGAGACCTGATGTAGGGAACGCCCATATTCGTAGTAGTCATGTGCTTGGTCACTTAATATTACGTCCGGGAGATGTTCCCGGTTTGTATGTCTTTGTTTTAGTAGCGGATGACTATTCGTGGGCCAAAGTTATAGGCCAGTTTGACGGGGCCGAGGCAATGACAGACAAGTATTGGCACAACAAAGAAGAAGTTGCGAATAAACTTCGACGCGGTGATGCCGCATGGCTCGTTAATTACAAAGAACTAAAACCTATAGAAAAGGCAGCATAATGAAGATCGAAGTAAACCTGAACGACGCATGGGTTGATGAGGTTGTCACAGCATCGCTACGCGATTTCATCCGACGCGACTACAACAGCCCCGACGTGCCAATCAAGGCAATGAAGAAAGTACTGAAGTTCTATAGCGTCCGCGAGGACTACAAGGATTTCATGGAAGACATCAAGGAATTGGATGACATTCATCGTCATCAAGAAAGGTTTGACTTCTGATCGGCAACCTGATAGAAGTCAGATGGTGCGATACAGAGGGGCTTCGCACACCCCCAGAAACTTAAAGGAAAACACTATGCCTACACTTACCGGAACTGCACACTGGGCCAAGGTTCACGAAGCTGCCAACAGCCCGAAGTACCCCGACAACTACCAGTACTCCATTGATATTGGTCCGTTGTCTGTTGACGACATTGCCGAACTGACCGCCCAAGGTCTGGCCGACAAGATCGTCCACGATCACGCCAAGAAGGATTACACCCCGTGCATTACCTTCAAGCACCCACCGGTTGTCTGGGAAAATAATCCCGACGATCCCGACGGTGATCGGATCGAGGTTCCCTTCGAGCCTCGTGTTGTTGACACCGAGATGAACGCCATTCCGAAAAGCACTCTCATCGGTAACGGCTCCACGGTGAACGTGGTGTACTTCGCATCACATTCCAAGAAGTACGGCACGACCTCGGCCCGGTTCAATGCGGTTCAGGTCGTTGATCTTGTGCCGTATGCAGGATCATCGCCAGACCCGATGGCTGAACTTGCAGCACTCGGTAACGGGGCATCGTTCTCCGCCTAGTAGTCCGGGTCCGGGGGTACCCGTCATCCACCCCCACCTAATTTAGTCGCGTAGCACGGAGGACAGTCCAATCAAACGTATCGAAGACATTCCGCAAGACCTACAGATGATGTTCGATCTGGGGATCACCAATCCTAATCTAGATAACGTCGAGACCATGCTGTCGGATATGCGCGAAGCTGTTCTTCGATCCATCTCCGAACCGGCCAAGAAACCTAAGACACTTCGCATGTCGAACATGGGTCGGCCCGACCGTCAGCTATGGTACGACATTAACAGACCGTCCAGCGGTTCTGACATGCCGTACAGTCTCCGCATCAAGTTCCTGATGGGTCATCTGATGGAGGCTCTTATCCTCTTCCTGATCAAGGAGGCTGGGCATACAGTCGAGGACGAGCAGCGTGAGATCGAGATTGGTGGCATCAAGGGACATATGGATGCCCGTATCGACGGGGTCGTGACCGATGTGAAGACAGCATCTCGGTACGGTATGAAGAAGTTCGACGATGCCCTAACCCTTTCCATGGACGATCCATTCGGATACATCGGACAGATCAGCGGCTACGCACAGGCGTGTGGTGATGACCGCGCTGCCTTCCTTGCCATAAACAAAGAGTCCGGTGAGATTCAAATCTGCACTGTCTCTGGCAACCACATGATCAATGCAGAGGAGCGGGTTTCCCATGTCAAAACCGTCCTGTCTTCTGATACGCCACCTGCTAGATGTCACGATTCGATTGCAGACGGGAAGTCGGGCAACTTCGGATTGGCGAAAGGTTGCACGTTCTGCGACCACAAATTTGAATGCTGGGCCGATGCAAACGGCGGCGCAGGACTCCGAGGATTCCGATACTCCAACGGAGTGAAGTACTTAACCCATGTAGTAAAGACACCAAATGTCGAGGAAATCGTCCGCTAGGGGACACTGGAAGAACCCATCACGAATTGCCCTCGACCCGGATAACTCCTTCGGCTTTGTCTATCTCATTGTCAACCTGCTGACAGGTCAGAGATACATAGGAAAGAAACAGTATCACCAGTATCGTAAGGGTGTACGGACACGACCATCAGACTGGCGTACCTACACCTCCTCATCACGTACCCTCAACGAAGATATAAACCGACAAGGTAAGTGTAACTTTCATTTCGAAATCCTTGCCGAGTTCAACACAAGAAGCGGACTGGTCTATGGCGAGACGCATCTTCAGCATGTCTGCAATGTCCTCACGGAAAAACTAGGAGACGACGAACGCCTGTTCTACAATCGCTTCATCGACAAAATCCGGTTCATTCCGAAGGAGTTCATGACGGCCAAAAAGAAAGAGAAAGTCATGTCCCGTGTCCTCGAAGATTTCCGTTGACCTCGAAGAGAAGTTAGAGGTATTGTCAGATACACCTGCTGGTGATCCACACCGGCTCCTCTTCATGGCCGTTATCTTTCAGGCCATGCTCGACGCAACCAAGCCAGAGGCAGATAATGAGTCAGCAGAAGCAGTCCTTGAACGGAGTAGGGCACAGGCGTGGCTCTTCGCAACAACGGGAGTTACAGCAACAGACTTCATCACCGTCTGCGATCTGGCCGGGATCGACTACAGTCATGTCCGGTCCTTTGCCCATCAGGTCATCAACACAGGCGAAGTCAGCTTCATCAGAAAGAAAATCAATGCCATCCTCAACCACAGTTAAATCAGACGGCTGGTCTACCAGCTACTACGAACTGCCACCCGGTGCAGCTGAACTACAAGACCTGATCGAGTATCGGGAGATGAACTTTTCTGTAGGTAACATCTTCAAAGCCTGTTATCGTCTGGGCCGTAAGGATGGGGCGACAACGCTGTACGACCTGAACAAAATCAAGTGGTACGTCGAGCGTGAGATTGCTCGACTGGAAAAAGAACAACGGCAGGGTCAGTTCGAGTTTCGGGAAGAGTATCTATGAAAGAAGTAAACGGCCTTTGGTTGCCGGATTCCGACACACACTTTGCCGGTCCTGACTATGAAATCGGGACACGGCGGGTAGCCCTTGGCCTGACCAAGCAGCGGCGTCTGGCCCTCGATGTTGGTGCCCATGTCGGTATCTGGACACGACACCTTGCCGAGGAGTTCGACACGGTCTGGGCCATGGAGCCGAATCCCGAAAACTTTGATTGTCTTACCCGGAACACCGACGATCTGGACAATGTAGTCCTGCGAAACGAGGGTGCATCGTGGACAGACGACATGATGACACTGGTTCACAATCGTCAGGGCAACTCCGGCATGTGGTCACTGGCCGCGCCGGGGCAGAAGGCAGACGGAACTGCCTACTTCGTCAAGGTCGTCACCATTGACAACCTCGCCCTACCTCACCTAGACTTCATCAAGATCGACGCCGAAGGACATGAACCTGCCGTGCTACGGGGAGCAACAGATACCATTGAACGGTGCCGTCCTGTCCTGTGCCTTGAGGTGAAGGGCAACGGCGTATCTTACGGAGCAGTGGCTGATGCTATCAACATGGCCCTGTCATCTTTTAACTTTGACTATCATCCGCACCGCGTAGGTTCGGAGATCATCTACACACCGGCATAGCATGGCAAAGAAAGTAGAAACACGAGTCGTCCGCACCAAGACAAAACGTCGGACATTTCCCGCAGGACATCGCCACTCGAAAAAGATTGGCCGTCGCTCGACAATCGCTCGGAAGCGTGGTAAGTACTAACCTTCACTAACTCATCGGAAAACTATGCAAGTTACCCTCATCAACTCAATGGGCAACGATCAGACTGTCGTCGATGCGGCTCGTGTGTCGTTTGCCAAGAAGGCAGACAACTACACCGAGGCCCAGAACGATAAGCTGATACAGTATCTGGCCCGACACAATCACTGGACACCTTTCGGCCATGCACAGGCAACCTTTCACGTCGAGGCACCAATATTTGTTGCCAGACAGCTTGTCAAGCATCAGGTCGGACTGGTCTGGAACGAGGTGTCGCGTCGTTACGTGGACGACAAACCTCGCTTCTTCAGCCCGTCCTCGTGGCGTCCCAGATCAGAAGACAAGAAGCAGGGATCGGACAAGCACGACATAATTCCTGATATGCGTCAGGCGTGGAAGGTGTACGAGTCGGCTATTCACAACATCAGCAAGACCTATGGCATCCTACTTGAGATGGGTGTTGCCCCCGAACAGGCCCGGATGGTACTGCCCCAGTCTATGATGACTGAGTGGTACTGGACCGGAAGCCTTGCCGCATGGTCTAGAGTTTGTCGTCTGCGTGTCTCCGACGACGCACAGGCCGAGACAGAGCGTATTGCGTTGGACATCAGTCGTGAGATGAGACAACTATTCCCCGTATCATGGGCAGCACTGGAGGAAAATAATGGCTGAACCACAGGACTATCTCAAAAGCAAATTGGCGAGTCAGCGGCTCGTACATAAAATCAAAAATTACTATGCCAACCGTGGTACTCCTAACGTCCGTGTATGGGTGGAGGAAGAAACGGTGGGCCGTCAGAAAATTTATCAAGTCAGGTCTAACCTGCGCTTCACCGTGCCGGAGATAAAGTAATGTTGTCCAATCACCTACCCACCCAGTACCAACAGTTTATTGCACTGTCACGCTACGCCCGATGGCTTCCCGAGGAGGGCCGTAGAGAGACGTGGTCTGAGACGGTTGATCGTTATGTGGACAACGTCGT